TTATTTAATGGTTCTTCGGGCAGAAGCATACTGAGCAAATTTTGCGATTAGCTTTCTGAATTCATTTTCCCCCACATTCTGCCAAGCATTATACGTCTGGCTTATTCTGTTATAAGTTGATGACTTGCAGAAAAATACAAAACTACCTTTTATATACCTGCTGACAATTCTAGCGGTTTCAGGTAGAGGTTTACCTTGATACTCATTTATTTCCCAGCAATCTGGAGGTATGTAATTTCCAGGCGTAATTTCAACCATGTATTCATCCATCGTTGAACTAGTAACGGGACCCGAAATTTTCATTGGTTCGATTACTTCACATTCAAGACGAAAATAATTCCATTCGGGATCATGACCAAATGATTCAAATGAAAGTTTTTTGGGCTTTAAAATTTCAGCGCATCGTTCACAGACTATAAGCGCGATAAATCCTTTTTCTGAGGCTGGTTCGACATAAATCAAATCGCTTCCCCCACCGGAAGGATAAAACATGTGATTTAGAGACTCCCTTCCAGCTATTAAATTGAGTATGTTTATTATGTCATCATTATTTGTCCACTCTACACTATTCGGTGTGCTGTATGGGAATAGTAGGTTTTGGATTTCGAACCATTCAGTTAAATTACGCTGGATGAAATCATTATTAATTTTTATCCAATTTTCAAGTTCTGTCTTAAACTCCGCAGCAGTTGGTCGCTGATACGGATCGTTATCTGTTGCGCGCACTAATAGGTCATCTAAGGGCGGTAGATATAGTTCTTTTATGTAGTTTGATAATCCGATATTAGATTTTGTGCTGTACTGACCATCAAAACCAAGATAGTCTTTAGTCAGAGACATCCATACTGATTTTGCCAGAGAGTAAATGTCTGCCGGGAGCCCATCAGCACGATTTGCTATCCGTCTCATTTCTGGGGCCATTGTGAATTTTGCGCCAACGTCTCGCATATCGGGTGTTAATTCGATTCTTTCAGGATATTTTACCAATCCAAAGTCCGCTAAAAATATCCTGCCATTCAAATATAGAAGATTATCTGGCTTTATATCCCGGTGAGATATGTTTTGGTCATGGAGTTCTATAATGGTTTGAGTGAGATGAATGAATTCAGAGATGATTGATAATGGATCTTTTTGCTTTACACTTTCTTTAAAGCTTTCAGCCAATGGCATAAGATACCAAGCTTGTTCTTTTTTTGCATTATCTGGAAGGTAAAAATCAAGCAAAGGCATTACCCCATCTACTTTATTATCTTTCAAGAAATTAACTTCTACCTTGAATCTATTATAAGTTGATTCTTGTACATTTCTTAGTATTTTTAAAGCGAATGCTTCCTCGCCAGAACTTGAAGTTACAAGATACACATCTCCGTTCCCTCCGTCTCCTATGAAATCTGTTATGATATACCCATCAATTGGACATGAAATTTTAGCATTCATCCTATAATCTCTTTATCTGAAGTTAATACATCACTATAACATGGCTAAAAATTATTTCATTTTATAAATAACCTTTTCAAGAAATGTTGGTGCTTGTATTAATTATTGACTTTCCAATATCTGATTTTGTCGTCCATCCAGGGAGAGGCTCTATCAGTTTGATGGGTAGTAGGGCCATAAACTTTTGATTAATTTTTCACCTATCTTATTGATTTACTCAAGAAAATCCGCCAATTAACAAACATACCGTCCGCTGCTGGCACAAAGCAGTCCTATAGATAGTGGCATACTGTCATAGATGGTCGGTGGGAGGTGGTGCGAATCCTCTCATGCTAAAAATACGCAAAATCGATAACAGTTGGAAATCATTCAATACTCGCACTATCGGAAGTTCACCAGCCAGTCGTAGCACGTTCTTGCATATGACGTGGCTACGGGTTTCGAGACCGACCCGATCATCAAACGAAACATAAAATTAGCTCACATTATGAGGAAAGGTATCTTTTTGCGCTATGTAAATTCAAAGGGTTAGCCTCATTTTCCCGATGGCTTTCTCAACACTACTAGTTGTGAGCCCTTGCAATGTTCATTAATATACGTCTCACAAATAATTCACAGATATTGCAAAATGGATATTACTGAGTTTCCTTCTGGAGTAATTGAACA